GCCGTGGCGTTTCACGAAGTGCGGTTTCCGGTCAACATCTCGCTCGGCGTCACCGGCGGGCCGGAGCGGCGCACCGAAGTCGTGCAGCTCGCATCGGGCCGCGAACAGCGCAACGCGATCTGGGCCAATTCGCGGCGCAAGTACAATGCCGGCTATGGCGTCAAAAGCCCGAACGACCTGCATGCCGTCATCGAGTTCTGGGAGGCCCGCAACGCCAAGTTGCACGGGTTTCGATGGAAGGACTGGTCGGACTTCAAATCGTGCGCGCCGCAGACGACGGCCACGCCCGCCGACCAGTCGATCGCCATCGGCGACGGCGCGACGGCTTCGTTCCAGCTCTTCAAGACCTATTTTTGCGGCCCGACCTCGTGGGCGCGCGCGATCGAAAAGCCCGTCAGCGGTACGGTGCTGATCCAGGTCAACGGCGTCAACAAGACGGCGGGCATCCATTTCAACGTCGACCACACGACCGGCATCGTGACGTTCACGGGCGGCAACATTCCGGCCAACGGTCATGTGGTGCGGGCAGGCTTCGAATTCGACGTGCCGGTGCGGTTCGACATCGACCATCTCGCCGTTTCGCTCGCACATGCAAATGCCGGCGCTATCCCCGACATCCCGATCGTGGAGATAAGGCCGTGAAGACGATTCCAGCCGGCCTTCAGGCTGCGCTCGACAGCGGCGCGACCACGCTCTGCACCTGCTGGCGAATCCATCGAGTCGACTCCCAGGTGTTCGGCTTCACGAACCACGACCGCGCCCTCACGTTCGACGGCGTGACGTATGAGCCGGACAGCGGCTTCACCGGCTCGGAAATCATGGCAAGCATCGGGCTTGCCGTCGACAGCTCCGAGGTGCAGGGCGCGCTTTCATCGGCGCGTATCTCGCATGACGACATCTCGCTTGGCCTTTGGGACAACGCGGCGGTCGAGGTGTGGCGGGTCGACTGGTCGAACACGGACAACCGCGTGATCCTGCGCAAGGGTTCGCTCGGGGAAATCAGCCGCGGCGACATCGCTTACGAAGCCGAAGTCCGCGGCCTGGCGCACGCGCTCAACCAGGAACAGGGCCGCACCTATGGGCGGCTCTGCGACGTGCGGCGCTTCGGCGATGCCCGGTGCGGCCTGGACGTGACCGGGCCGAGCTTCACCGGGTCCGGTTCCGTCGTCTCCAGCCTCGACGATACGATCGTCACGGTTTCGGGGCTCGACGGGTATGCGGACGATCGCTTCACCGCCGGGCTGCTGACATGGACGAGCGGCGCGAATGCCGGCGCGGAAATCGAGATACGCTCGCATTTCGTGGTGTCCGGAGCCGTGCAGCTCACCTTGTGGCAGCGCGCCGCGCTGCCGATTCATGATGGCGACGATTTCACGATCGTCACCGGCTGCGACCGGTCGTGGGAGGCATGCCAGGCGTTCGCCAACAGCGTGAATTTTCGTGGGTTCCCGCACATCCCGGGGAACGACTTCGCACTGTCCGTTGCCAAGCAGAGCGGCGTCAACGATGGCGGAAGCTTCTTCAATTGATTGGGCTCGCGGGCCGTTTCGTTCGCTTCGCTCTCTGGCCCTCCGCCGGGGCGCGCGACGACGCGCGACGGCCGGTCGGCCTTGCGGGCGCCGCCCGATGAGCGCGATACGGGCGGAGATCGTCGCCGAGGCGCGGCGCTGGGTCGGCACGCCGTATCGCCATCAGGCCTCGGCGATCGGCGTGGGTTGCGATTGCCTCGGCCTCGTGCGCGGCGTCTGGCGGGCGCTCGACGGACGCGAGCCGGAGCACATTCCGGCCTATTCAGCGGATTGGGCGGAAGCGTCGCGCGCGGAAACGATGCTGGAAGCGGCGCGGCGTCACATGATCGAGGTCGCGCCGGCCGAAGCGCGCGAGGGCGACGTGCTGCTGTTCCGCTGGCGCGACGGCATGCCCGCGAAGCACGTGGCGATCGTGGCGGAAGTTCTTGTTTCCCCGGCGG